ACGATTCATCTGGAACTCCAATATCTTGCCGTACGGTGCCGCGATGCTGATGATGTACTCGTAGTCGGTGACCTTACCGATGGTGATTGATGTCCGAAGAAATCCAGTTCGCACCGCTGGTGCTTGTCCTGGCGCGGATGCTTGATAGACTGTCCCGCCGACCTTGTAGCGTTTACCTGACTTTGCGCCGGTCATGAGTGCAATCATGCCAGTGTACGAAGCCTTCACCGCATTCTGCAAAAATACAGATAGCATGCGAAAACGCTGCTCTGCGTCGTCGAAACCAGACAGGTCGACCTTGACTGTCACGGAGCAAGGACCTCGATGAGCAGTGGACCGAAGCGTCGCACCGTGGTCGACACAGTGAGTGACAATGTCAAGCGGACCACAGCTGCTGTTGGGTATGCAGCCGGGTTGAGGACCGTCACAATGCCCTGTGAGGAGAGAGACTTTGTGAGGGTGGCGCTTCCTCCGCCGAACGAATACGCGACGCCTGTAGCGGCTGTCGTGTAAGTCGCCGCTAGAGTGCCTGTAGTGATGTCGATCGGAGACCCGTTGTCATCGACCAAGCGCAAAACGTAGTTATGATAATCACCAGTAAACGCGGCGATCTGCGTAACCTGCTCCGGGTCTTCGGTGATCTGTAAAATGTTCACACTCATACTGGCCTCACATAAAGTCGCAGCGGTCCAAAGATCTGCGTATCCGTCGCACCTGTCGTCCTGGTCACCGTCACCGTGTACGTGCCTGACGTCGCGGTCACTGTAGTCGTCAGACCAAAGCTCAGTCTGCCATTGTCCGCATACGTCGCAGTGCCGGCAAACGTCGCCACTAGCGTGCCACCGCTGTTGTATACCTTCGCGCTGACTGTCGCACCAGTGATGTCGATGCCAGTGCCGTTGGCGTCTGTTACCTGGACGTCGATGCTGGTGGCTGTGCCGACATTGACGTCGAGTGGCTGGTCTGCTCCCAGACCATCAGCCAGGAGTTGATAAGGTCCGATGTGAACGCTCGTTGCAGCTGACACTGGCGTGAGCAGTTCCGCATTGACATACTGCCCAAAGGTGCCAGCGGTTGTATGACCTGATCGGGCTTCATCCCATACGTTAGACGCTACATCACCAACCTCTAAGTCGATGGTGTTAGTAAGTTGGTTAGTCTCGTTGAGTACTCCACCGAAAGTTGTAGCATTATCGTAGCCAGCAGGACTCTCACCCCAGACAGCCGCCGCCGTCTGTGCAGATGTAAGACCACCACTGCTGAGCTTCACCGTCATCACCGCGCCGTTAGTACCGCTTGCACCACGCACCACGATCGTGACATCATCAGCACCAGCAGACAAAGCAGCATCCGGTACGTCCAATCTGTACACACCCGGCATGTTGGTAGCGTCTACCTCCGCAAAACCGCCTGAAGTCCACGCCTGCGCGATGGTACGGGCTACCAGCGGGATTGATACAGAGGCTGTGCGTGTTCTGTTGTAGCGGGCTGAAAGATTAGGAGTAGAGGCTGTGAGACCTGTAGCACCTAGGTACAGTTCGATGGATTGTGAGGTTGATCCAGGTGCGATTGTGATTGTGCTTGCGTTGCGCTCGGTTGGGATATATGCACCAACAGATGCATTATAAGTTCCAGCTCCGATGTCAGGATTTGGCCCAGTCCACGCTACTCCGTATATATCGGTAGACGGTGCGCCTGTTGATGTTCCAGCGTTTGCGTTTGGACTTAGGTAATAACTCTGTAAGGCGGATAAATTCGGGAGTCCAACAAGGCGAGAATAGTTTAAGTCAATACCGTGAGCACCAGCAGTTATTGTATTTGCTCCAAATGATGAGATGTTAAAACCTGTTGAGACTGCTCGTATTTTGTTGTAATTTTCAGTTAAAACGTTTGCGTACTCTAAATAAATTCCAACAGAACTGGAGGATAAACCTAAAAGCAACGTGTTATAGAGTGTTGTTTTAGTGGCTGTATTTGATGTTGCCATACGAAAAATAATGTTTGGTGCAATCATAGTGCAGTTGTAAACATTTACACCATTACTGTTTGATGTGTTAGTACCTACGCCACCAATAAACATTCCAACAGATACGCCAACCATATGGCAGTTCCGAATCATTACCTGTGGATTATAAACTGTGCCTCCTGTTGGCATCTCGATCATTAATGGAACACCACTTTGAAAATAACTACGTTCTATAACAACGTTTGTGTCATTTGAAGAAACTGAAATATACCCAGCACAAGCATGCGTAACTGTAGAAGTATTGACCACTGAACATTTACGAATCGTTACATTTGTAGCATTTGTTGCTTGAACCATTCCTGAATCAAACGTTCCGCTATTATGAAAACCATCTATGAATAAATTTTCTAATGTGAAATACGATTTGCTAGATGCAAAAAATACACGACTTGACGCAGGGTTAGCGGTATCAGTAGCAAAGTTTGTGAGTCGAACAACACCTTGTGTCACGCCACTAAACTGTGCCGCTGTTGGGTCTCCTGATATCACCAATGTATTCGATGATGTCGGAGTGATGTTCAGAGTCAATGATTCACGATAAACGCCTGGTGCAATGTAGATGTAGTTCACACCTGTTGTCAAAGTGGCATTTGTTAGCGCATATTGCACCGTTTGCCACGCTTGACCAGATGCTGAACCAGTGCCTGCGTTAGCGTTATTACCGTCAGGTCTCACATAATAAGTAGCCATTATTCAGCTGTCCCTGCCACGATTTCTTGAGCCATAATCACTGAAAACTGAGTGCTGTAGTTCTGCTGGAACTGAGCATCCTGCGTGACCCACCAACCGAATACGCTCGTGCCATCAGGGCCGAAAGTACCGAGCAGGTTGCCGTCGTTATCGTAGATATCACCAAAAACAATCCAGTCACCCGGACTGTTTGGGTTAGGCTCTAGCCTGTAGTTTTGCAGGTTCATTTGCCCACCTTCAGACTGTTCGCCTGCGTCCCCTTAAAAGGCATCGTGAGGAATCCGAGCGCAGCACTCATCGCAGCAGAGACACCAGCGGCAACAGCCTTAGACCCGTACAATGCCATCACTGCTCCAAGCTCGGAGATGTCGTGTGCTTCGGATGTGCGGATGCCGTCGCCGAAGACTGTCGAGAAGGTCGCTACGAATGCAACCAGGACAACAACCAGCAGACGCGGAATGGATATTGAACTCATCTTTGCAAACTCCCCTCGATCATCGCGACGCGACTCTCGAGCTTACCGAGGCGCTCTTCGATGCGTCGCACTTCCTGTGCCTGTCCTGACAATGTAGCATTCACGTTCTCGAGCTTCACTGTGAGCACATTGATGCTTACCTGTAATTTCGTATAGGTTCCGATGACGGCTCCTAATACCAGGACAAGCTGTCCAATTAACGCTACAACGACCTCGACTGTCATGCCATCTCTCCACTGTACATCTTCACTCTAATATGGTGGCACAGTCGGACATCTCGCATCACGCAGTGGGTTAACCGTTTGACCTCGAGCGTAGTGCGATTGTCTGGCTGACTTGATTCGTGTGACCCCAGTCGCTTCCTATCACTTCGTAGTATGGCGCGAGGTTCTGTGGATTCCCGCTGGTGTATATTCGGTCGTCGGCCTTGACTTCGACATCAGGCGAACATGTGAGCGTCCATGTGCCAGCCTGTTCAATCATGCCGCCGACAATGCCTTCAGAATCGCCTGTGTTTGCGATTGTGGCGCGAATCTCAGCGACCTGTATCCAGTGTTGGCTGATGCCTCCGATGCCGTCAGGCTGGTTCACGTTGCGCCAGATCTGCACACGGTCACCGTATGCATATGCCTGAATGGCGTTCTTGAGCGCCGAAGCGTATGCCGGCGGAATCATACGAACACCATCGGGCTGTATCGCTTAGCTTGGTCGAGACAGTGCTCACGGAGTGCCGCCATCTTCGCGTCGACTTGTCCATCCTTCACATCGATGAGATGCGTAATGCTCGACGCTTTGCGAATCCATCCCTGTCGCGCAGCTGACCGGATGTCGTAGCGCTCGACGTTAGCTGGTCCGATGTCCTGCCACAAGAGGTCTCCCGATCCATCATTGACGGAATAGCCGAGTGTCCTGGTCCACTGCGGAAACTGTGGTTCAGTGGCGCTCGAGGTGCCTGCGATGACGCACTGGTAGAGTCTCCCATTCGCGACCGTCGGAATGACAATGTCACCTACGACGAAGGCTGTGGATGCTATCCAAAGACCCCATCGTGCGTGGTCGTCGACGAGCTGCTGAAGCGCGGTGCTGTCGAGAAAAGGATACTGATCGGATGCGACCATCCACGCGAGACGGTCCAGTGCTTGAGTCCGAGTATATGGCATGGTTTACATCCTAAAAAGAAAAAGAGGAACGGGATAACCCGCTCCCCTTGACTGCGAGCCCTAAGCGATTATGCAGCGCACTGCATAACGACGAGCGATCCTGCTACCTGATCTGCGACAGTGGCTGTCACGTTTCCGACGTCGAAAACGTTGAAGGCGTACCGCTCGGTTGCCTTGAACGTGAGCGCATCCTCGATGAACTTCACCTGGTCACTGACTTCGACCGATACACCACGGCGGTCACCGAAAGCGACACCCTTAGAGAGGTCTCCGAGGACTGCAATCGTACGGCTAGCAGCTGGCGCCGACGGCATATTCTGAACGAACGAGATCGGGATACCAAAAAGCGTAGGCTCAGCGCCGTACGCGTTCTGGATGTCCATGATCGCGTTGCCACCCAAAGCGATGAGCTTATCGGCGACACCATTGTAGAAAATGGATTTGTTCATGTAGAACCGAGGATTGGTTGCGCGAGTGTAAGACTCGAGAGTGCAGTGCCACTACCAGCTGCACCAACGACCATTGATGCGATGTTTGCGAAGGTTCCGGAAAGAGCCTTGATACGTGGCATGATGCCAGTGATTCCGCCATATGTGCCACTACCGTCGCCCATGAATGCGGCTGCATCCTCAGCGAGTGCGAGACCGTAGGCGAAGTCCTGCGCCAGTGTAGCGCCAAAGTCGATGACGGTGTCCTCGTTGAGTTCCTTCGACACGATGGTCAGTATTGCAAGCTTCTTCGCTGTGAGCGCAACCTGACTAAAAACGATGTCACTCGCGGTGATGGCGGTTGCTTCACCTGGGTAATACGTCGTCGTGCTGGTCGAGGCATTCGGGACATTGAGAACGTCCGAAGTCATCGGATAGATGCGGCTGTAGCGACGTGCTACACCCTGCTCGTTGCGAAGCCAGATCAAGCTGGACGATACGATCTCAGGGACGGTGAAACCACCCTCAGAGTTCGTTCCCTC